TTGTGCAGTTGGTAGAGTGCCTGTAGTAATATTACTTGCACTGGTTGTATCTGTAGTTGCTGATGTTGCTAGACCAGTAACGTTTGCTGCTGGGTATTGTCCATTTGCAGATATATATGCCGCTGTGTTTGCAAAATTTCTAACTATGGTCATTTAATTTGTCCTTTTAATACTTCAACTTCAGATTTTAGTTCTTTGATTGCTTCAATTAATAAAGGAATCATTCTGTCGTATTGTACTGTTAAATATTTATTGTCAATAGGTGCAAGTACCACAACTTCAGGTAATACTTTTTGTACCTCTTGTGCAGAAACACCAACCTGTTTTGATAATGTATATCCTAAATCTAATGCTAGTTGATTTGGTTCAAAATAGAAACCATTCAATGTCATTAATTTATTCAAAGCGTTGTCAATGTTACCAAGTTTTGTTTTTAATTGGTCATCAGAGTAACCTGCGGTGATTGTACCTGTTGCACGAATCTCACCAGCAGTTCCTGATGCCGCAGTATTCACACCAAGAGAGTTGACTTGATAATTATTACTTGTATTTAAACCATTTGCTGTTGTAGCAGTTGTAGCAGAACCAGCAGTTGTAGCAGAACCAGCACTTGTAGCAGTTGTAGCAGAACCAGCACTTGTAGCATAACCAGCAGTTGCAGCAGAACCCGACACACTACCTGAAATAGTATTTGTTACTGTCAAATTAGCCAATGTACCCACACCAGTAATATTGCCATAAGAACCAGAAAGTCTGGCTGATGGTAATGTTCCTGAAGCAATGTTATTTGCATTGGTCGTATCGGTGGTCGCTGATGCTGCCAAACCTGAAACTGAACCAGAAGCAATAGCAATTGCCACATTAGAAGCAGCTGTAATTCTACCTTGTGCATTAACATTGAATGTTGGTATTGTTGAGGCATTACCATACCACTGTGGTGTAACTGCTGTACTATCTAATTGTGAATTTGTAATTACACCAGAAATTTTTGTGTTTGCAATTGCTGTTATCCATGTTGGATTGGAATAACTTCCATTTGTATACACACCATTCGTTACTGTGCCTGCATTACCAGATGTGCTGATTGCATATGTTGAACCAGAAACTGCTGATGATTGGTTTAAAACGTTCTTAACAAACTGTGTGGTTGCAAATGATGTATTGCTTGTATTAGCATCATGTGAAATACCAGTAACATCACCAATGAATGTTGCACCAGTCAATGCAGCTTTACTAGATTCTAGTGTATTAATTGCTAACTGAATTGTATTGCCACTAATTGTACCAGTTGGTGTAACAGGAATATTATTTGCATAATATGGATTGATAATATATCCATCAACTTCAATTAAAACAGAATCACCAACCGATGGTGGTGTTGAGAATGTAATTGTATTCGCTACCGAGTTGACGGTATATTCAGATTCAAATTGTCTTGCACCATTGATGTACGCTCTCAGTTGATTTGTTTGATTGAATACTGGTGTAGTAAATACAGTTTGTACATTGTTCCCAGAATATGATAATCTTGAAGAACTGATTGTTGTTCCTGGTTGTACAGAACCACCGCCACCACCACCTGCGGCCCAATAATAACTACCAGCACCGCCTGTTGTCAATACTTGGCCAGATGAACCTGTTCCTGCTGCACCAGTAATGAATGTATTAAATGCACCTGATGCTGATGTTTGTCCAGATCCACCTGAACCAGTTCCTAATGGAGTTGCTGACAAAGATAATGTAGAAAAAGAAGGAGAACCAGATGTTCTTAGGTCTTGTGATGTACTAACTGCAAAAGTATTTGAACCAACAGGAACGATTGTTATGCCATTATTACTTGAGAAAGTTACTGTGTTAGAAGTATATGATACACCTGATGTTCCATTGAAAGTTGTCTTTGCGGCCAGTGCTGTGTTTAATGCCAAAGTACCTAAAGTGTTTAGATAGTTTGCAATATTGGCTGTTGCAACAGCTGTTGTACTTGTTGATGAAACAGTATCATTTAAATATTCATCAGTGAGTACACGATAATATGAGCCTGATGTTACATTTTTTATTTGCCATGTTTTTGGTGTTTCAGTCCAACGAAAACTTGCTTGTGTTTGTGCAGGACCACGGTCTACATTATAATAACTATCAATAGCTGATGCAACATTTTGACTTAAAATGAATGTGTTTGATGCATATGTGGTTGTGCCAGTCAGTGTAAAGTTACCGCCAACAACTAATGATTGTGCATAAAGACTACTTAAAAAACCAGATGCTGTATTACCATCTAACAATGATGAGAGTGTAACTCTAGGAGTGATAACATTTGTGTTTGCTGATAGTGTATCTGTGTATGCAGTACCGGAGTTGTTAACTGTAGTAGATGAAACTAATGGTGTACTTAATGTAGTTGCTGAAACTAATGGTGCCGATACACTTGTATTTGCTGATAATATATTTGTACGAATTGTACCTGTATTATTAACAGTTGTGGATGAAACCAACGGAGTAATTAAGTTGGTATTTGCCGTCAATACATCAGAACGGACTGTACCAGAGTTGTTAACTGTAACTGAAGATAACAATGGAGTGATGACATTAATAGATGATGATACTACATTTGAATAAACTGTATCAGAATTATTAATTGTATTTGAAGTTACTAATGGAGTAATTACATTGGTGTTTGCTGATAGTATATCAGTGCGAACGGTACCAGAGTTGTTAACTGTAACTGAAGATACTAATGGTGTTGTTACACTGGTATTTGCAACTACTTTATCGGTTACTGTATTGTATCTGATTGTTGTATTACCACCAACATAAGCATTGTTTGCAACAGTAATACCTATATTTGGTCCTTGTACAACAACAAGACCATTCATATTTGCTTGGCCAGTATGAGTCAAACCCAATACGGAATTAGTAAAATATATTTGGCCGCCAACAGTTAAGTTATTTTGAACAGTTGCGGATGAACCAGCACCTTCACTTCTTAGTTGTTTATTGGCAACAATATCACCCAAAGAACTTAAAGCCACCAATGTGGACTCACTAAGAGTCAATGTACCTGAATCTTTTGTGTAATTACCTTTGCCTAGTGTATTGTTTTCTCCAATTAAAACATCGGTGGCTGCAACCCATTCACCAAAAGTATTGGCATAACTTATATTTGTAACTGTATTAGCCATTAATTAACCTTTTTCCAGTAGTTTTAACATCAAATCTTTGATTTCGGATATATCAGATTTCATATCATTTAGTTCAGACTTAATGTTATTTATTTCTCTTTTTTGTTGTTCCATTAGATTTCTTTTTAATTTATATTCTTCCAAGGCGGCCGAATCCTTATTAATTAAAGCCATCGTTTCAGTATCACGATAGAATTTTGTTCCAGTTACTTGTACTAAACTCATATTAATATTCCGTTAGACGTTTCCTGGCAAGGCAATTGCTCTTATGTCTGTTAAGAATGGTGTATATGTAGTATCACTAGATGTTAATACCACTTTGATAGCAAATTGACTAAACGTTGTATAAGACTGGCCATTCGTACTTGTGTATGAAACATAACCTTGTGATGTTTCGCCTGAACCAGGTGCAAAAGAATACTCATATAAATTGGATCTTGTTGCAGAATATGTAGAACTAGAACTATTAATCTTAGTCATTAATTGCCATGTACCATCACTAAAGGCTTGTGTATCATTTCTATTCAAAATTTTGTAGTACACATTAATATCTGTATTGACTGGTCTGTATGCAGTTAGATAAACATTCATATCACCTGCATCATAACCTGGTTCTAAGATAACTTTCTTAGTTACATATTTTGCCGTTGCAGGTCCACCAATCTTAGATGTTTCACCAGTAAAGGTTGCTGAAGCACCAGTTCCTGGTGTTGTGTTTGCATCAGTAATTGTGATTGTTGGTGTGGTAATATAACCAGAACCAACACTTGTCAAGTAGACGGACTGTACAACACCACCAACAATATTTGCAGAAGCATATGCCTGTGAAGAACCAGTACCTGTTGGTGCGGACACTGTAACAGATGTGGTATTTGCATTGTAACTAGAACCACCAGAAACAAGTGTGATTAAAGTATTAGATAATTCACAGTTGTTGATACCCCATTTAATTGAGTATACAGAAAGACCAGCATCCGAAATCATTGGACTTACTGAATTATCCAGTGATTGTAATTGTGAATACACAGAGAATGAAGTACTTGTATTTACAGACAGAACTCTCTTACCTAATCCATCACTTAAATATATATCATCTTGCGTTGGTGTACCAAATTTTCCAGGAGTAATTGTCTTTGTTCCTGCTGCTGTACCACCAACAAGCGTTGCATTGTAAGAATAACTTGCTTTTGTTCCAGAAGGAATAAAATCTGTTGTTGATACATTAAATGCATCTGCATATACATCAGCTGATGCAATTTGATTTGTAACAGATGATACATTGTTTGCGTTCAAATAATAATCAACACTTTGGTCAATAATGGCTCTTTGTGGTAGGCGTTTAGGTACAACAAATTGAAGTGTTGGTGTTGTAGTTACATCAAATACACAACGTTCCATAACAAACATTGCAGATTGATTTTGGTCTGCTTGCCATGTTTGTGCATTTTGTGACTTGAATATGCCACCAATAAATGGTGCTGTTGATATTTTTGTAATGGTAGATGGTGTGGCATCTGATGGTAGATTTTTAACAGAAGAAGCCAAAGCAATATCACCATTGTATGCGGACCATATTGTGTAATCACTAGAATCTGTTTTCAAAATAAAAGAATACAGAACACCAGGTTGTAAATAAACAGGAACATTAAAGTCAAATGATGTTGCTGTTGTTTGATCCAAATATTGTGGTAGAGAACTTACATTAACTTTATCTGGTGTCAATACCACAATAGAATGGTCTAATGTTTCACCATTGGGATAACCATTTAATGTTCCAACAATACTCATTTTGACAGTTGAGTTATCATTTGTTGGTTTTGAAGCAAAGAAAACTTTGATGGTTTTTAAGAATATACCATTTGGATACACATCTTTACTAATCGTAAAGGATTGTGCTAATGGATCCCTGTTTTGCTGCGGTGGTGGAGTAGCTTGGAACGTTGAAGTAATCTGTGTACTATTTTGTATTTCTGTTTTTGTAAATGTATTCTTAGCACCAGATGGAGAAGCACCAAAATCTATATTCTGTGCTCTTGTCTGTAGACCCTCAGAGTAGAAAGAACCTTGTGAGAATGTTGTTGTGCTTGATTGATTGCCATTTGTTGAATTATCAAATCTAAATGTTCTTTGACCATTATGAAAAGTATTTGCTGGTACATTAAAAAGTCCATAAAAAGCACCAGCTTCATTTGTTGTAAATGTACCAATAGAATAAACATCACCATTAGCACATGTTATTGCACTTGACAATGTAATTGTTTTTGTTGTACCATTGTAAGCACTAATGATAGAAGATGAACCAGCACCAGTTCCAACACTTATATAAACTGTATTACCATTATAGTAATTGTTAGTCGCACTTGCCAAAGGACTTAATACCAAACTTGTAGTAGTATTTGCATTAACGATACGACCAGCAAAATGGTTTGTTGAACTTAAAGTGCCTGATGCAGTAGATGATGCTGAAGTGCCGGCAGTATTATAGTAGATATTCAACAATGTTCCTGTTGATGTATATGTGCTTTGGTTGTCACCAACGATATACAATCTTACGTTTGTTGTTCCTGAATAAACATACACACCAACAACACGGCCTGTAGGATAGTAAGAACCACCAGAATAATATCCAACTATATCATCTTCTTTGAATGTGCCACTAACGTTAGTCAATTCAACTATGTTAGATTTTCTGATATAATTTTTAACATCAACACCATCAAAAAATGAATTGATAGTTGTTTTCAATTGCATATTTTTGGCACGTAACAATATTTCTTGTGGTCTTATGTACGGCAGAATACTTACGTCAGTAACATAACTATTGTTCAATGCATAAGTGTTACTGATGTTATCATAATTACCAACAATATTCTGTTGTGTTTGTGTTATTGGTGTGCTTGTAGTTGTGGTTGTTCCAGCTGCAGTTGTGATTCTAGTTACAGTAGAAGTTCCAACAGTTGTTTTCCAGTCACCATATTGTAAAATATTATTAGCCGTGCCTGATTTATAAATTTTTAAATTAGGATCTGTTATTAACAGAGATGGTTCATAATTTTTATCTACCCAATTGTCCATATTAGGAGTTAAAGCCAGAACACCTTCAACATCTGATACTGAAAATGGATTTATATTAACAGTTCTAGAAGCAAATTTTTGTATTGCAACGTTTGCTGTTGTATATGGTAGTGTAAAGTAATTAACATTACCATCAGAGTTAATTGAGTAACCTAAAGAAGATATTGCTGCTGCTGATAACACACCACCATTATATACTTTAGCTACTGATTGTAATGGATAATTGTTAACAGATTGTGAAGCGGTCATAGATTTTTCACGGCGATTAATTGTTGCATTATAATCGTCACTTGATGTATCTGCTGTTCCATAACCAGAAAAATCATCAACAAGAATACCATTTTTAAATCTATTCACACCATAGGCGTCAGGTATTTGTAAAGATTGAGTGTTTTGTTCCAACAAACTTAATGATGTATAGTACTCAATATTATTGATTCTGTTTTCCAAACCAGAAATATCTTGCATTGTGTATCTTTTGTGTTTAACTTTTTCAATTGATAAGTCGGCACTTGTACCTGTTGGTGTTTCTGTTGGAATATATCCAGTGTATGGATTATGTGAAAGTTTAGCAATAACCAATGAACCATCTGGTTCAGCTGGGAACAATGGTGTTGTTGATGGTGTGCCTTCAATAATAGAAAATGACCTATCTTTACTTAAAATTAATTTGTCTTTTCTACCAAGATAATAATTGTAATCTGTGGCGTAAGTTGATAGGTCGACAGGAATAAACACACCATATCTATTGTCACCAGCATCATTGTACTTGTATGTAAACGCAGTTGTGGCATTTGTTCTTGCCGGTCTAAAGTCAACAGAATCACGGAGATAATAAACAGTACCATAGGTACTCTTGTAGTATGGTATTTGTTGATATGTTTCTGGTTTAGTTGAATTCAAATAAGAACTCAGTGAGAAGTAACCATCACCACCAGTGTGTTGGTAATAATTAACCAACACAAGTAAGTTACCTGTTGATTTTGGTGCACCTGGTTTTAATGTAATAGACGCATGGTCATAATAACTATCTCTTTGGCCATTGTCAAAAGAATAATTGTTAGTTACATCATATGAAGAATTGGTCAACATTGAAACAGTTGGAGATGTACCAGAAGATTTTGTATCAATAATTTTAACAATAGATTTAACATCTACCAAATACAAACTTTGTTTAACACCAGGAGAAACTAATCCAGCATTTTGAATGTATACTTGGCCAGAAGAAGTTAATGTAGTATTATCAACAAATGTATATGTGTTTACAGATGTGCCGCTTGTAACAACCACATTTGTATTTGCTGTGATTAGGTTTTTGTATTTCAACAAATGACTGGTGTTATCAGCAGTTGAAGCATAAACTTTTTCCAAAACAGTTGCAGTAAAACCTGCTGTAACAGAAGAAGTTGGTATACTTAATGTTGCTGTAGATGAATCACCATTCAATGTAACTGTTCCACCTTTTGTTGTCCAAGGAATAATTTCACCAACGTTTAGTGATGAAGAACCTTTTGTTGTAACAACAATCATAAAGTTTTGTTTGATTACGTCAGCAGATAGTGATGAACCAGCTGTGCCTAAGTGTTTTATAATGCCAGCATAATCACCTGAATATGATATGGTTGCTGTAGCAGAACCACCTGAAACACCAAATACAACACCTCTGTTTAATTGTTGTGTACTATAAGATGAATTTTGTAATGAAGCAACATATGGAGAACCAACTTTGAATAATAGTTCTGGTGTACTTGGGTTTTGTAATACAGTATTGGTCAATATAACATTACCACCACTGTAATTTAATACAACAGTTGAACGATTAGTAGAATTAATGTTGGCACGACCTTTGATTGTTGCTGGATAAGAAGATTTATCGGCATAAAGAATAGTCTCAGTATCTTTAGTATCAAAGTTTAATTGGAATACAGATGTTGTATCTGGCGTCACTGTCCAATTTTGGTCAACAGTTGCTACTCTTGTTGCACCATTGTATGATGCAATCGTTCTAAAATCACCAGCATCTTTACCATTTGTAATTGAGATAACCACTCCAGTATAAGCATCAGTTGCTGATGAAAATGTTCCTGGTAATGTTATGGTGTTTGTTGTGGCTGAAATTGCATTTGCTGATTGTGTGGCATTTTGAATGTCATTAACAAAAGCTCTGTAAACATATGTGTTTGAGTCAGCATCTGTGGTACTATTGTTAAAAACAAAATTACGGATGTAACCAGAACCAACAACAGTGGCATTATAGGTAGAAGTGTTTGTCGTATTAACGTTTGCAACAGACACACAATGTAAATCAATTTGTTGTGCTGTCGTTACATCAAAGAATGTACCAGATGTACCACCACGAACTGTATCAACATAGAAGTATGAACCATAATCAATAAAAACTGGTGTGTTTATTTGTGAAGCGGTTGACCTTGCTCTATTGGATGTAAGATTAACATCCAATTGATTTTCTAAACGATATCCATGTACGTATGCAATGCCTTTACCAACTCCCATGTCATATGTACTAGAATTAGCAGTATTAGATTTTGGTGTTAATTTGAAATCATTAACAATATAATCACCGTTAGTTTCATAATCACGTTTAGCAAAATAATCATCAATAACATTGTACACAGAACTGTCCACCAGTTTAGAAACAACACCATTTTCAACACGAACTAATTCGATAAAGTTTTGGTCATCTCCAAGTTGAATTGGTCTTGTACTTAATGCCAAAGAAATAACATAACGGTCAGCTCCTGGTGCCTGATAGTTTGATGCACCTACTGCTGGATCCAATAAAGAAGAATCATTAATGTAATCATAGATTGTTTCTGTGATTGTTAAACCTATTCTTTTTGTTGGTGTATTTGAATACTTGTCTATAACAATTGTAGTTGAACTTATTTGTACAAAGTTACCGAGTACATAGAAAACACCATCTGCAATTGAAACTGCTGATGAAAGACCAGTTGAACTGGACGTGATTGCTTGTGCTGCCAAGTTGGAGTTTACAGAATAGACAACATCACTATCTGTAAATCTTGTACCTGTTTTGTACACAACTACCAATGTTGGTGGATCACCGGCACCTTCTGTACCAGTTGCAGCCTCTACAGCAATAACTCTGGCAATAACTGTACCTGTTGAATTTTGTACCAGTAAACCATCAAACTGTGTTACGTCAATACTGCTATTGTTGTAAGTTGTTTGTAATTTAATATAATAACAATTTAAATTTGTAGTTAACTGACCACCAGTCACTGGTGAATTTTGTTTGAAAATATTATCGGCAAATTTAGTAACTTGGTCTTGTAATATTGTTTGTGACTGTGTTAATTCTCTAGCTTGAACGGCATATCCAGGCTTAAAGAGTACACGATGAAAGTTCTTTGCTGAATCAAAGTCATCGTAGTATGGGTCAACATTAAAATTAATAGCCATTTTTATCCTTTTAGTAACCTAATACAAATTTAAATTGTTCTATTCCGTCTGAGCTTCTTTGTACACCGGTTCTATTTTCTATGAACGCTAAGTATCCTGAAAGTACTACAAAATTTGGACTACTAGATGACAATAATGTTCTTGTAGTTCCTGATGAATAACCAAACAGTGGTGCATTTGTTGTTATTGTTCCTTTTGTATTTAGAACTCTTACCACATTGGTTGAGGTATTAAAACTCAAAACAGAACCAACAAATGTGGCTGCCGCCAGACTGGTACCTTGATAAACATATTCATCGTTGGTGTATACACCAAATCCAGGTGCTACAATAAAATCTGTTGTAGTTCTATAGACTGAACCATTTGCATATGCGGGGCTAAGGCTCTGTGTCGTTGGATCAATAAGCAAACCAACTTGATGATAATCAATGTCTATAGGTATTTCATCACCTTCTGTACCATTAAATTCTGCGGTATACATTACATGACTACAACCCAACTCAGAAATAGGATCAAACCCGTGGCCACCAACTGGAGATGTTGGTGCTATTGCAATAGCACTATTTCCAGACGCACTCGATATTACGACATTTGCATATGTATAATTTGAACCGGCCGATGTAACAGCAATATCTGTAATTGCGCCATTAGACACACTAGCAGTTCCAACAAAACCAGAACCATCACCAGTAAGCGAAACAGTGATAATAGAGTTTGCTGGATCATAACCTGAACCACCACTCAATACATTGACCACATCTACACTACCATAACCAGCATCAGCCAACAATGGATTTGGCACATCACCAAGTGGAATAGGCATCCATGTATTGTCCATAAATTTTACTTTAGCACCAATGTCTACTGTGTAGATATACTTCCACTTGTAACCATCTGTACCAGTGAATATATTATTTGTTCCGTAAGAACCTGGTTGAAAAAATGGTTCTGATGTGGATGCTACACCATTTTTATTCCACAAACATTTAAACACTTGGTCGTATCTATTCTTTACATAGAAATTGTATACATTATTAAAGTTTGCATCTTGTTCTAGAATATCAATATCATCACGGTAGTAATCATAAACAGTACCAGTTGTCCAATCAACTCTTGGAATTACAGGAGAAATAGAACTTGAGTTAATTAATTTGACCGCAAATATGTTTTTAAATGTACGTTTCAGACTTAATTGGTCTTGTGCTGGCAAAGGAGGATTATTTTCATCAGCCCATGGATCAACTTTGGCTAGAAAACAATATGTTGTTGCTAAAGGAACTGTACTTGGAAGAACAACTGCTGCAGGAGAATAATAATCCTGTTTAATTTGAGAGACTTTTGCTCCGTATGTGAGTATATTTTTATTTGCCATAGTGTTCTATTTATTAAGCATGTACAACGGCAACGAAAGTATTTGCAAGGTCATTACCAAAACTAAAGTATCTTGCCATGATTGTTGATGTACCTGGAATATTATATGTTGTTGAGTTGACTGTTGAATTTAATGCATTAACACCATGTGTAAATGTCTGATTTGTGCCTGCTGTGTTTGTCAACCACAACACAACTTCTTTACCTAAAGTGTAGTTCACAAATGAAACAGTACAACCAGTAGAAGTATTGGCACGAATAACAGAATTGTTTGCAAAGTCAATGGTGATGGCTGTCTGAGCACCTGGATATTGTGTTGGTGTATATATGAAACCTTTTTGTGGATTCACTGAACCTGAAATGTTTGTAGTACCATTAACAATCAAATTACCAGTTGTAATTGCACCAGTTGTTGATTGTGTACCAAATGCAATCAAGTTGCCAATTAGTGTAAGGTCACCCGCAAATGTTCCTGTTGTATTAGCAAGTGCATTGTTAGCCTTTGCAAATGCGGCCTGACCTATTGTAGTCGCTGTATTGGCTTGTGTATAGGATGCTTGTGAGAATACTGCGGGATTAGATGCTGTATTTTGTGTAGAACCATCAGCAAATTTAAGTCCTGTGGTAGTACTCAATGCACCTCTAACACTAACATTAGATAATAAGTTGTAACCATTATTAGTGATATAACCAACCACATTCTCTGACATAGTACCACCAACCATGAATACAATGTTTGCTCGTGTTGAAGATGTACCAAGAATTAGATTACCAGAATAACTTGTTGCAGTTGGCCCACCAACATACACATAACCATCATATGGTTTAAATGCAGAGTAATAAACGGGGTCACTATAATCTTTACCACTAATACCCATGTCAATAAAACTATTAGCATTTGTTGAATCACTAGTAGATGCTACGTAGTCCGTTGAACCATTTGATGTAAAGTTTTGAAAATTAACTTGTAGATATGTGGTCGTAGAGGTTGAATTTCCAGAAAATTGTGCTACAACACCAGGGTAAGTAACTGGATTTGCACCAACATTCAATATCTCATTTGAATACAGACCCTGTGCCAGTGTATGACCAGTAAATTTACCAGTTACACCAGAGGGTATATCAACCGCAACAAACAAAGTATTACTCGTATTTGCATTTAGTTGACCGATTAAAGCTAATTCTGATATTTTTACCGTACTCATTTTTTACCCCAATAGGATGATGTTACCATCTTCTGTTGTTAATATTCGTGCATCTTCTGTGGTCAATTGTGGAACATATGTTATTCCAATAGGTCCATAAATTGTTACATTTGTCTGTGCAGAAAGTGTTCTGTTAACTGCCATTAATGTATTACTTGTGGTTATATTTGCATTAGAACTCAAATAAATCTTACCACCAACCCAATCAACTGCCGTAACTGTTCTTGTATTGCTTGTATTACTTCCAATTAGAATTTTATCGCCAACATATACAATGTCTTTAATTGGATATGATGTATTGCTATATTGTCCACTATTAATTATGTCGTAATTGTTGGTTACTGATAGTATATTTATGACGTTAGATGTGGTGTTTGCCGAAACATATGCAACATTTCCAAAGGTCAACCAAGTATTGCTCTTCAATGTAACTGTATTGGCTGCACTGTTAATTGATTGTACTTGAGAACTTATGGCAGGACCATTCACAGGAATAATTTGAATAGTACTATTAGAAAATATAAAGTTTGCTATATTGGCACCAACCAAATTACTAAATGTAATTATATTGTTGCTTCTGTTATTGAAATCCGCAACCATTGAAACAGCAGATGCTGGATAACCAGTATAATTTCGTAATGTTTTGCCTTGATAAACCGCTTCTGAACCATGGAGGTTGATAGAATTGTTTGACTTCATGGCAAATCTGCCAATCAATTTTGTTCCAGTTGGATGTAATAGATTCAATAATACATCTCTGTATTTGGCAATTTCTTTTTCTACTGTTATTTCATATGTGAAATTGTTATAGTTTTGACTCTGCAATACATCGAATGAACTTGGTTGACCAGTTGTATTCAGGTATACACCTTCACTGATTGCCAAACCATTTAAGAATGTGGCAGTACCTCTTGCATTGCCATCGCCATAGATAATCAAACCGGAACTATTATAAGACCTTGTATATGTTGTACCGCCAGTAGTGTAACTTGATACCACACCTGGATATGGAGTGGCTGAACCAGCCGGAATCATATTAATATTTTTACCAGAAATAGTTAATTTCAATGCCGTATTTGGTAAAGTATTATAGTTATATACTCTTAGGTTGTAATTACTCAGATAAGGATTATTATCAGTAGTCAATTGTGTGATTGAATCTACATATGCTGCGTATGTGGTATTGTTACTACTTGTTCCTTGATAAACAAAATCATTCTTTTGTGGTAACATTGAAATTGCAACATTTGATACCAAAATATCTTGTATCTTAAATGATACATTTGGTGTTGAAATATAATCTTCACCAGGTTCGGTTAGTTTAATTGTTGTAATAGAACCAGCACGGTCAGCAACAACTGAGAATGTTGCACCTTCACCTAATATACCTGGAATATATAAACTTGCGTTACTTGCGGCACCATTTGCAGAATTTACTGTTAATGTTGGTAATGCTGTTGTTTTATAACCTGCGCCACCAAGTGGATATAAAAGTCTTGGACCAGAAACATATCTAATTTCTGTGATTGCACCAGTAGCAGAAACATTTGTTACATTGGCACGAGCACCTGTACCAGAACCACCAGAGAAAACAATTCTATCATTTGCTTGATAGCCTGCACCACCATTAACAATTTGTATAGGTCCTAATATACCAAGTTTAGCTAAGTCATTTAAATTACCAACATCATCGGCGTATAAAGATGTAGCACTAACAGTTGGTATCTGAGTAATACCACCGCCGCCGTTTAATACTGTGACAGTAGATATAGGATAAGTTGTAAATGAAACAAATGTAAATGCATTGGCCAATGAAGTGTTCGCATTTGCAATAGCAACATTAGCAAAATTATAGTTACTGTTACCAATTGTAATGAACCTTTTAAGTGAAATGGAATCATTAGGTATTGTAACGTCCATTTGATTAGCAGGATTTAACGTTGCAACTTCTGCTGAGGCGCCTGGAGCATTTGTTATAGTTATATAACTGTTTGGAGAATATCTATATCCATATCCACCAGTAATAACACTGATACTTTGAATAGAACCAGATGTAGTTGATATAATTTGGCCAGAGGCACCAATACCTGTATTTGAATTCAATCCACCATATACAATAACAGGGTCACCTGGTTGATATAATAAACCTCTGTAATTTGGATTTATTTTTAATTGGCTAATCTGACCAACAATTTTTGCTCTGAGTGGTAGTCCACCAAATAGAACTGTTTGATTATTACTGTCCACAACTCGGACAAATTCACCAGACTGAAACAGACGTTCAATATTTGATATGAAAACTTCTATTTTTGTACCAGAAACAACCGAATTCTCTACTGTAGCAATAGACTTTGTTGTTTCACCAAACAATCTTAAATTTTCAATATTTAAAAAGTTAGTATTTGATGTTGATAATCTCAAACTCTTTGCAACATACCACAATCCAGATGATGCTCTAAGCACGGCATCTCTGGTATAAAATACATCAAAGTCTGAGTTGAATAATATTCTGAATAGAAATTGATAAGAAGCAGGTGTGCCTTTAGATTGATATAGTTGTCTTGCTACCTTAATGGCTTCTCTTTTGTCTATAAGAGTCTCTTCTGGAAAATATGGCAAGAAATCATTGATAAAATAATCTATAAATTCACTTGTTGTTGAATCAACATCTCTATATGATAATAGATTCTTAGTCCTATTAGTTACCTGATTGGTTTGTTCCATCCATTCATAATAAGCCTGCATGAACAAAGTAAAGTTCGCATACTCAGGATTATCCCGAATAAATTCAGGAAGTTGCGATTCAACTAGAACTGAAGTTTTATTATTACTGAAACTCATGTTGTCTTAGCTACAATGTTAACTGTTATAGCTTCTGGATCATATGGATCAACAGTAATAATTCTATTATACGTGGATGATATGATTGATGTTGTTGGTTTTGCTGTGATTGTTAATTGACCTAACTCATTGTCTACTTGTATTGGACCAAAAGAATTCAGTGTTACAATACCATTTGGATAATCAATAGTGCCAATATTACTATTCAATACAGTCTTTACGTATGATGTATTGTTATAATACGTTCTCAGTGTACCGTATTGTCCTTCTAATGTAACAACAGCAGCTGCTAATTGTCCTGTTGTATCACCTGATGCTGGTGTGATAGTCGCTGTAGCACTTGTGTAGTTATTGCCAGTATTTGTAACTGTGATATATTTTAATGTACCATCAGAATTAATTGTTGCAATAGCAGTGGCACCAGAACCATCGCCTTGTATAGTAACAGTTGGTTGATATTGATAACCATAACCTTTGTTAATAATTGTGATAGATTCTACACCACCAGTTGATGTTGGAACTTCTTCTACATAAACGCCATTAATAATTTGTGATAAATTTTCTGTGTTTCTAAACTGCACAGACGGTGAACTATTAACACCACTTTGAAACATACCTTTAGCTAATGGTGCACCAAAATAAAAATTATATGTTGATGGAGTACTTAGAGATGGATAAAACTTCTTCTGTAACTTGATATTAATTTCATTTGTAATGATTGAGTTATCAACATTGTTAACTACTGAATTGAAATTATAAGACAGGAATGTAGAATTAAAAGTATTCAAAGAATTTGTGGCAAAATTACGAACAGCTGTCTTAATATTTTCTTGTAACTGTGCCGATGTTTGTGTTGTTTTCTTTGGATCATAATATACATTTATGTCCAATTTAATGTAAGTATAATCTGGATCAACGATTGTTGGCACCACTGTCATAACCGATATTGGTTTGATAACATTTTCAATCAGTCTTGTTTTTTGTGTTGTTGTTAAACTATATGTGCCTGCTGGTTTTAAGCAAATAAAAACTTGTCCGTAAACTGGTGGATCATTTTCTTGTCCACCCCAAACATTAACAGCATCAAAAGAATAACCCAAATCATTTTGTTGAATGGCAGTAATGTAATCTTCTTTTGTTACAGAACGACCTTGTGCTGCATAATTCTTTGGTGCTTGGAATCTAACAGATTCTATTGATTCTTTATCACCACCTTGACTTGCTGATGAGATTGGATATACTGTTGTGTTTGAATAACCGCCAACAGGATCCATCAACACAAAACTGTTTGCGCCAGCCGCAGATGAACCATTGGTTGTTATATAAGAAAGTGTAACAATATTACCATCACTTAATTTTTTACCAAGTACATCGTTACCAAAGTAAACTTCAAAATAACCATTGACGTTTTCTTGTAAGAAATATACTATTGAACTACCAGTTAATGTTAAGTAATTTGAAGAAAGATTATAGATTTGATATTGATTGTTTGAAGAAGATTCTCTAACACTTACCTGTAGTGTGCTTGTATCTACGTTTGTATCTGGTATTACGAATGTATATTTTGGATTTTGTATAGAATCTACTGTATAATTGTATGTAACTGGTAGACCTTGACTGATAGTGATGTTATTAAAATTGGCTGTATTATTTGAAACGTTTACTGTTGTTGAATCTGTTGTAACAAAATTATAGTTGACGCCATCAATTGATTCTGATAAAAAGTTTGTAAATTTAGGTAGTGTCAGAGAAGTATCTGTAACTTGATTCACTCTTAGATTAATCGTTGCACTTGGTGCTCTTGAAGAAGCAGGAATATATCCTAATTCCTTTGCATGAGAAACGACAGATGCTCTTTGGATGGCAGTGTCCAAGAATAATTCATTTGCCACTTGATTTAAATAATAGGCATTATATTGTGTATTATATGCCAAAGTATCCAATAGAACTGACAAGGCAGAACCATCGTAATTGTAATCTTTTAATATATCCTGCGATTGCAGAAAACTTTTCAAACTGGTTTTAATCTGGTTAAAATCTAAGTTTGTTACATTAATGCCAGTATTAGCAGCCATTTTTATCTATTTCTCTCTAAAAGAAGTGTTACTGTTGTCGGTAACGTTGCATTTTCTATATAGAACGTGATAGTTACTTGATATTTATTTTCATCTGGCATAGCATTAACCGTAACATCAGTAACATTAGCTCTGGGTTCATAGTTCTTTATTGTGTTTAAAATTTCTCTTTCTAATGTTGCAGAGGTCATAGGAGAAAAGTTTTCAAACAATAATGCATCTATATTTGACCCTAATTTTGGATCAAATAATCTTTCATATCTTTTGGTTGAAAGTAAATTACGAATAGACCTAATAACGGCCTTATCGTCATAACTCAAAGCAACATCACCCGTCACCGGTTTCTTGGTGAAAGTAAAGTCTATGTCTGAGTATATCTTAGTTAAAGTTGCCATGTTTTATTTATGAGCGAAAAGTGGAATGACTTTTTGGAATCTTGAAAGTCGTGGAGAAAATTCTTGGGCCGGAACGCAAAAAATCGAAATTTTAACCGGCAAATACATTTGGACTTCCAGATGTGATTTTACCACCATCTGTTGAGTCATCAACTCTCGCCAAGGGTATACCACCAACAAAAACAGTAGATGAACCAACATTAATCTTAGCAGAGTGCGGTACACAAACAGGACCATCCGGTATCGTGTGTGGTGCGACTGGATTTCCCTTACATTCAACAGCAATGCCATTGACGTATACTTTTTTTAATGCACCCGTTGGACCAGTCACGGTAGAGGTCTCATCACATCCGTGGCCTGTTGTTGTAGAATCTCCATCTCTTGCTACAGCTGGCATTTTATTCCTTAATTTAGATTGATTGTCTTACCATTGATAACAACGTCACCACCAACATTAAGTGTGTAATTTCCACTTACTGTTTTATTTACATTACCATTAACTTTTTCAACAACATTACCTTTTACATACAGATTGGTATTTCCATCTATAGTAATATTACAAGTACCTTTTACATGAACATTGTTATCAGAAAGATAAACTTCATAATTCTTGCCAACCACTTTGGTAACCTTAGAACCATCCGGTGCAATCTCAAAGAACGTATTGGCCTTGTGGTTTAGGTGAATCCTCTCGTATCCTGGTGTGTCATCCAACTCAAATACGTGTCCTGATTCAGTTTCTGTCACCCGATTGTAGGGGATTCTTGCATTATATTGAGAAGCTGGTTCACTCCATGTACTACCAGAAGCAGTCGGTACATTGGTATCTAATTTTGCATTGTGGTAACCAATTGCTGTATTAGCAATATTTTCATGTCTATGTAAACGGCTTGTGGTTGGTTCATTTACTGGATAGAACGTACCTTCAGAAAATCCTTTTGAGAAATTTGGACCATTTTTTGGTATTCCAGGAAACACACCAATAATTACAGGAGCCTGACTAGATGCACCATCAGTAAAAAATCCAAAAGCATAGTCACCTATCAAAGGCGTTCCGTCTGTCATTGTGCCATTTGGTGCAAGACAAGGAAGTGCCCAAGATAGAGCATCTGTTGGCAATTCATTTAGATTGTCTGTATGGTGTCCGAACATACGGACACGAACACGACCTAGACCTAATGGGTCATTTCTATCTTCAACGACACCAAGCCACCAAAAGAAACCATCTTTTCCAATAAAATTGTTCATGCTGATACAGCCTCTTTAGTTGTCGGACTTGTATTATCAGTCTGTGTATATGATGTTTTAGAACTGTCTTTTGCAATTTCTAAGATTGTTTGATATCTTGTTGGTTGTATAATATGTCTAACAGCAGTCACCAAGTATTTTCCGGAATAGAATTTATCAAGTTCTTTTAGATTGTCAGTTGGTTTCAATGAATACAAATCAAAATTAATTGTTCTACCAGCAGTTATACCTGGATCACCAGGTATTGATAATTTGATTGAAGTGTAATTTGCAAGAGCAATTGCAGCGGTTCTTAATGGTAAAAATGTTTCAATAGAAATATCTTTTGCAAATCCACCTTGTTTTTCTTTAATATAAGGTATATTACCTTGATTTGAGTTTCCTGTTGCAACTTTTAATACACCCTCAAATGCCTGACTTATATTTGTACCTAATCTATTTTGTAGGTCGTTTAACACACCTTCTGGATTTAATTTTTCCATTTTACTTTTATTATAATCAAAGTCCGTAACATTAAAAGACCTAGTCATTGGATCAATAGACACCAAACGATTGGCAAAAGCACCAGAACTTATGTCATGCATCATATCATACACTTTATTAAACTCATATTCTAAAACCTGAGTTGTTTTATCCTGAAGGCTTTGGTTTTGATTGCTTATATTTTTAGGTTCATATCTATATGTTGCGTATATATTTTCTTTATTTAAAGATTGTATTGACCTAAAATTGAAACCATTTTTAGTTTCAAAGAACAACATATCTGCCGTACTGCCATATTTTTGTGGTCTGGCATATGTAGAAACCCAACTGATTGCTTCAAATGGCTTCATTTTTGGTATGACAAAATCATACATGCCAGTTGTTTCTTCAATTTTCTCTATATTCTGGCTTTTGATTTTTAACTTTTCTATCAATATATCTTTAACAATTTCAGATATTTTTTTACCAGTATATGATTTGCTTATTTTTATTTGTTCAGATAACATCAGTTCTTCGGAACAGAAATATAATGTATATGGTTCTGAATTGTTGTTGCCTGATGGCTTTCTATTGCCTAGTTTATATACTCTAAATCTTTGAATGTTTTCATTAGGCGCATCTTTAATTTTACCAAAATCTACTTCTATGAATTCATTACCAGTTAATTGTAATAATTCAATAAAACCTTGTGCATCAATAATTGTGATATAACCAGAAGCCGCAAATGTATAAATGTCCTCGTAATAAGACATATCTATCATAAGTTTTCTGATATCAATTTTTTGACCAGCTGAATCCAAAAAATTTAATGTCTTTAATGAATAGTCCTGTGGGTAATAAACACCAGGGGTTTCTATCGCACTATTTGTTTGATTTTGTTCCATAATTACTTCATAAGATTTTTAAATTCTTTTTCTAATTGATTTACATACACTTCATTTAATATGTTAATCGTTCTTTTAGACTCATTTGTTTCCATTTCCCAATCATAATAAGAAAGAATTTTCTTTGTGACCGAAACTGTCACAACGCCTGTTGGTAGAGTGTAAGAGTTTGTAGTTTCTTGTAAATTATTATAGTAAAGTTCATCAATTACAACAGTATTTACAGTTGTTGTTTGTGTTTCAACGTTATATTTTGTGATTATTTTTTGAAACTGATATGTTGTTGAATATGGATCAAAAACACTCCATGTACCCAAAGATTGATTGTATCCGTATTTATCGTTGATATAAGTATTAAATGCTGCGTAATTTAATGGCCATTCCCATTGTGGATCCATGATTTGATTTGCAAACAATACAATCCAGTAACGATAAGAGTCACCATAATACTTATAAGCAACAATTTCTGGAGTATCACCTTCTTGTAAATCATATTTGTAATACACCATAGGATTTTTTAAAACACTCGGTATAATACTGGCCCGAGCCATCAAGTTTGTATATAATGATGAAGTTCCTTGTGAACTTCTGTAAACAATTTTAGGTAAAGTATTGAAATATTGCATTTTAGTATCCAGCGAATTCTATTTTTGCTCTATCAACAAGTTCAATTTCTTTGAAATTCAACGTTAATGTGGTTTGTACAGGTGCACCATCAGTATGTGCAGACCAACCATTAGGTGCGTAATTAACTTCAATTGATTCAATTACACTTTCACCTACCGCAGCTATATTAGAATTTATACCACCATCTTTATAGAAACCTAGATTGAATGTTGATGGAGGAATAAAGAACATGCCAGATTGACTAATTCTAGGTGCAGCGTGTGTTTTAAATAGTTTAATTATACTTTTAACTGTATCTGCTTCTTCTTTGGAATATGGTGTAAATGTAAATGACATTGAATATGTTCTAAAATCAATACCATCAAACAGTAGTTGTTGGCCTGGATTGATTGCAAGGCCTTGTGTGGATAATAATAATTTTCCTCCACTTGATGTAGCAGCACCAATACCACCATTAATTGCACTGGCAATTCCACTTATGAATCCTTTTTGGCCTCTTTCTTTTGGTGCGAATAAACTTGACACACCTTGCAGAGCAGACTGTGCAGCATCTAATAAACTAACATTTCCATAAGATGCGTTATTTGTGAAACTTAGGCCATCTGGCATATATAGACCAATAGTAGCTGCCAATCTAGTTTTCTTTGGTTTTAAAGAAAGATTTGTTTTTTCTGTTACTTGTGCATATGCTTCTTTACCAGCATCAATTGTACCAGAAATTACATTTTTAACAGCAGCAGTTGTTGTTTTTATTCCAGCTAATGGATTTTGAGTAGTAGTGGCTGGTGCACCAGCAAAATCATTTTGTGCATCACTAACACCATTGTTAAATAAATTAGATATTTTTTCAGTATCGTATTGTGTAGGTTCAATCTCATTAATTACAAATTGAATCCAATGACCTCTTGTGGCTGAACCTAAATCTCTAGGATAAGAGTAAGTTTCTATGTTTGAACCTCCACCAAAAAGTTTAGCTAAAGGACCTTTGAGTAGATTTCCAGGTATTGATACACCACCAATTGATGAGGGAATTGATATGATTGCCATTTATTTTTCCATAAAAAGGTATACATAGTATTTATGGCATATTCAGGAACATTTAAACCATCAAACCCACAAAAATACGTTGGGGATTACAAAAACATCATATATCGCTCAAGTTGGGAAGCAAGAGTGATGAATTGGCTCGACAAAAATACAAATATTATTTCTTGGGCTTCAGAAGAAGTTGTAATACCTTACATTTCTCCAGTTGACGGAAGATGGCACAGATACTTTCCAGATTTTGTTGTAAAAGTCAGAGATAAGAACGGCACACTGAAAACGATGATGTTAGAAGTGAAACCAAAAAAACAAACCAAAGAACCAGAACAACAAAGACGAGTTACCAAAAGATATATTACCGAGGTAACTACTTGGGGTGTCAATCAGGCTAAATGGAAAGCTGCAACCGAATATTGTTTAGACCGTGGTTGGGAATTTAAATTGATTACTGAGGACCATCTTGGCTTGTAACTAAATAAGTCATGGCAATCAAACCCTCTATTCTTACTACACTCGCTGAACAAAAATCTGCTGCTGAATTGCAGACGATGAGCCGTGAATCTTTGCAATGGGTAACCAAAAAGGTTGCAGAACTTCGTAATCCTGGTCGTTTAGCAATACCAATTACTAAAGAAAAAACCAGATTTACACCACCATCAAGCCGTCAAAAGTTTCTAATGGGTGGTCTTTATTTCTTTATGTACGATCCAAAAGGCAAAGATGATTTGCCTTATTATGACAAATTTCCATTAGTCATGCCACTTAAAAGAGAATCTGATGGTTTTCTAGGTCTGAATCTACATTATCTACCAATCAAGTATAGAATAAATTTCATGCGTAAATTGATGCCATTGGCCATCTTTAATGATGAGGATGAGATTAAACGTATTCGTATCACCTATGCTATATTAGATGCGTCTAAGAAATTCAAAGAATTTAGACCATGTATTAAGAAATATTTGTATTCTCATGTTAAATCCAGAATACTCACAGTTGAACCTAATGAATGGGATATTGCTTTGTATTTACCAGTTCAACAATTCAAAAAGGCTCCAGCTAGTAAAGTTTGGAGAGAATCCGTAGAAGAAATAAGGAATTCATAAAATGGCAGGTTCAATCAATGACTTTAAATCAAGTTTTAAGAATGATTTGGCTAGACCAAATCGTTTTGACGTTGATATTCCTATACCACTAACTCTACTACCATATCTCAAAACTTCCAATAATTTAAGATATCGTTGCGAAAACGCCAATTTACCTGGTCGTACATTGGCTACAATGGAACAAAAAACATATGGTCCTGTTGAAAAGTTTCCATATATGACAACCTACAACGATATTGATTTAACTTTTATTGTTGATGGTGATATGTCACAGAAGGTCTTTTTTGATGCATGGTTGAATTATATCAATCCATTGTATAATAACAATTTCAGATACAAAAGTGATTATGCAACTGACCTGAGAATAACACAATATGATGTTACTAATCAAGCATCATATTCAGTTGACTTATACGAAGCATATCCTATCTCTATCAATCAATTAGACTTAGATTGGTCTAATGATTCTTATCATAAACTTACAGTAACATTTGCCTATACTAAATGGAAAAACAATTCACTGGAAGCTCTTGCAATGGAGTTTGTGGATTCTGTTATTGGGAATGTTGCAGACCGATTCGGTGGTCTTGGTGGTACTTCTGGTGGTGCCTTGGGTTCAATCACTGGTGGTGCAATTAATGGTTCTGGTATTGGATTAGGACCAAAAACACCAAACAATCCGATTGGATAACTATCTATTATAATTTCTCCAAGTAGATGCACAAGACCGGCCACAAGTAAGTCTATTTTGGTGTTTTAATGTTGTAAATATTTTATCACAGATTGGACACTCTTTAGACAATCTAGAACCATTATTGTCATAAAATTCATTTAATTTATTCTTTTGTTTTTGTATATGTTCTGGAGACAACTTTTTACCTAAATGTGATAAAGACATACGATTCAATGATTTTTTTGTATGTTTGCGCCCTAACATAACACCTTCACCACCAATAGTCATATTATAACCCTCATTTAAACTATTATATTCATTTATAAAATATGGTTCCATAACATTCAAACAATGTTTTCCCTGAGTTGACTGGTATATAACTTCCCAGGTAAAATTTTCCCAACCATTTTTTCTTATTGATTGATAAAATTTTGTGTTTATTGTTTTATATTTGTGCAAATGTTGTTTTTGCCGATTTGGCCAATTGGAATCAAATCCAATATAAACTTTTCCAGTTAATTGGTTTGTTGCTTTATATATGGAATAAATAGACATGAGCTGGTAGTTCCTTTTAAACTATTAGAGTGGATGCGGAGGTTAGAGTCTGGCGATCCACATTTATTTATAACAGGAGAATATAATATGGCGCTTCCACGCTTAGACGTACCAACATATGAAATTGAATTGCCTATTTCTAAGAAGAAAGTCAAATACAGACCTTTTCTTGTAAAAGAACAAAAGAATCTGTTGATGGCTTTAGAATCCAATGAAGCAACTACGATTCAACAAAATGTTTTTGATATTCTAAACAATTGTACTTTGACAGAAGGTATTGATATTGATAAGTTACCAATTATTGATGTTGAATATTACTTTATTAACCTTAGAGCCAAATCTGTTGGCGAAATCGTTGAAACAAAATATAAATGTAATAATGAAGTGAATGAAAAGGTTTGTGGTAATTTAATGGAATCACAAATCAATTTGACTAACATCAAACCGTTTTATGAGAACGAATCAGTTGATCCAGAAATACAGTTAACTGATAACATTTTTATTAAGATGAAATACCCAGAATTCTCTGTGGTAAAAAGTTCTATTGAAATGGAAGATATCACAGAAGTTACTTTCAATATGATTGCTGAGTCTGTAGAGTATGTTTATGATAGTGAACAAGAACAATTTCATTATGCAAGAGAAGCAGAACCTGGTGAAATGTTGGACTTTGTTGAATCCTTGAATCAACAACAGTTTGAAAAGGTAGAAAACTTCTTTAACAATCTACCAAAGTTAAAGGAAACTATTGAGATGGACTGTAGTAAATGTGGATTTCACCACAAGATAGATGTGGAGGGTCTTGAGAATTTTTTCGGGTAACGCTGCGTCACGATAATTTGAGAAATTATTACAAAACTAATTTCTCTTTGATGCAGCATCACAAATATAGTTTGACTGAACTTGAATCTATGTTGCCATGGGAACGTGACATTTATATTGCAATGTTAATACAGTATATTGAAGAAGAAAATCAAAAGATTAAAGAAAGACAAAGAAAATAATAAATGGCAAGAGACACAAGTAAAGATATCACCCATGAAAATATGCGGGCTAGGTTATCTGATAAATCAAAACAAACTGCTTCTTCACTGAAAGAATCGGCTAGTCCTAAGTCATCTCCTGCCGATTCAAATTTAGATGGCGCAGAAGAAATTCTTGGTGCCATCTATGAGTTAATGGTTAAGAGTCGTGAACAGACGGTAAAAACCAGAGAAGATGAACAAACATTAAATAAAAAGAAAAAAGAACAGGATGATACTCAACATCAAGAGATATTAAAGGCTCTGACTGTTCGTAGAAAACCTGGTAAAAAGAAAAAACCAGAAGAAGCTAAGAAAGAAGAACCTAAGAAACCATCCGAAAAACCAGCTGAAAAGAAACCATCCGAAAAACCAGCTGAAAAGAAACCATCCGAAAAACCAGCTGAAAAGAAACCGGCTGAAAAGCCAGTTGAAAAGAAGCCAGCCGAAACAAAAAAAGTAGAGGAAAAGGCTAAAACTGAAGGTGAAAAAGCCAAAAAAACTGCCGAGAAAGAAGGCGAAAAGGCTAAACAAACTGCTGAGAGAGAAAGTAAAGCTGCAAAAGATAAAGTAGAAAGAGAAGCACAAGCAGCCAAAAAGAAAGCTGAACCAGTAAAAGAAAAACCTGCGGAAGCACCAAAGAAAGTTGAACCCGCACCAAAACCAGCAGAAGTAACAAAACCTCCACCTTCAGCAATGAAGTTACCTAAAGGTATGGGTATTGCAGCTGGAGCAATTATTGGAGCTTTAGCTGCAGCAGGTATAACAAATGCATATGCTCAAAGAGCAATTTTAGCTAATGTACAAAAAGAAACTGGTGGCACCGAACTAGAAGAAAATTTACTCAAATATAAAAATACCAGTAATAAACGTATACGTGAAATATTTACAAAAAGAGTTGAAAAATATTCAGATGATGAATTGGATCAAATAAAAAGAGATCCATATAAATTCGGTGAATTGGTTTATGGAAAAGATACAAAAATTGGCCAAAGTATGGGCAATACAGAAGATGGTGATGGTTACAAATACAGAGGTCGTGGTTATATACAATTAACTGGAAAAAATAATTACAAAGCTTATAGTTCAGCGGCAGGTGTTGATTTAGTAAAAAATCCAGACGCATTATTGGAACCTACAGTCGCTGCAAAAGTAACTGCTGCATTTGTTAAAAAAGGTTCTGGTAAAAAAGGTTTAGAATTTTCAAATCAAGAAGAGGCAAATAGAGCAGTTACACAATCTATAGGTGGATCTAAATTAAATTTGGATCAAGGTATTGGTGCAGAATTATTAACAAAAGTTAACAAATATTCTACAAATTATTCTGAAGTTGGTAGTAATACAAATACCGGTAATCAAATAGACCAATCATCACAACAAAATAAAGATTTAAAAGACCAAGCATCCAGAGATAAAGCTGCTGTAAATGTTGTCAATCAATCTACTAATGTTCAACAAGGTAGTCAAACACCAGCACCACAACAAAAAGTTGATGACAGACCTGTATGGTATAAAAAACTTTTTACTCCAAGTGAATAATAAAAGGAAATAAAATGGCTGATAAGATGACATATCAGGAAGCAAGAAGGATCCGTAATAAAGATTATTCTTTAAGCAAACTCATAACACAAAATATCAGGCGGAGTGATATGAGTGCTGGTGCAGCCATTAAAGAAGCGTTTAGAGAAAAATTTGATATTAAAACAAGAACAAAGGCTAAAATAACTGGCATCAAAGAAAAATTTGATCCACTTAATATTGCTAAATTTTTAACTTTTGGTTCTAATGTTGCGCCTGCTTTGTTGGGTAGAATGACTGGCCGTTCCAAGGCAGATATTGCCAATTTTACTGGTGGCCGTGCCAAACCATACGAATCAGCAACTAGGATTGGAAAATTAGAAGGTGACGATTCTGGAATGACTGAAATTTTGGATAAAATCTATACCTTCATGAAATCAAATCAAGAAGATGATATCAGGCATCAAGAGTTACAGAATAATCGCCGTGAAGAAGAAATGAATGAAGATGCAATACGACATAAAAAGTTATTAGAAGCACTTGCCAAATTAACTGGTAATAAAGTTGAAGGTACAGCTGAAAAAGTAAAAGGTGAGGAAGGTTCATCTATAGCTGATATTCTTTCAGACTTATTATCTGCTTTTGGTGGACTGAAAATGCTTAAAAATGTTGGTGGATGGTTAGTCAGATTAGCTTTAAATCCTTACATTCTTATACCACTTTTAGTTGCCGGTGGTATTTGGTATGCTATTGATTCCTTTAAAAAGAATGATGAAGAACAAAATGCGGCCGCAGCAAAAGGTGATGTTGAAACATTAAGAAAAAAAATTGAAGCTGGTTTAGGTGATGAAGCTGGCATGTATGCAAATCAAGATGAAATGGTGAAAAATGCTTTAAAGAAAGCAAATACACCAGAATCTTTAGATGCTCTGAAAAAAATGGAAGAAGGTGAAAGACCAAAAACTAGCGCAGACAAATATGACCAATTCCTTGCTGACAAAGGTTATTATAAATCTATGGGTTATAAAAACTTAAAAGGAGAAATGGTACCTGACGATTTGAAAAAAGCTGCCATGGAATATGCTTCAGGTCAACCAAAAGCAGAAGAAACACCCACTCAAAATACTTCTGGTACAACAGTAGAGGAAGCAGCACAAGCACGTTCTGATTTTGCTAAAACCGATCCAAGAATGGTGGGTTCAGCCACTGAAGCCGAAGCAGCTGCTGGTGCCAGTGCAAATTTGGTTAGAGCAACAAACGAAAATAATAATTTAAAATTGGAAGATTTAACTTCTGTGCCTACCATTAATTCAGTTAATTCATCACAAACAAATCAGACAAAATCTTCCAGTAGAGCCGGAAAATTACCACCTGTTCGTAACTTGGAAGAAACATTCCAACGTATGATATTACATTCAACTAAAGTGGTTTAACCAATAAAAAACCCCGCACTAGGCGGGGTCTAAACAAAGTTCTGAGAAAGGAGCTTTTGTTTAATCTTGTGCCAACTTGGCAAAATATGCCATGTCATCTTCATCGGCCATTTCCATTTCAGGTTCAGCCACAGGTTTCTTAGGTGCAGACTTCATCTGTTCAACAGTAGTCTTAGTGACAGGTTTCTCACCATTCAACCCTAGGACCTTTTCCAAACGGTCTTTCAACGCATCATAGGTCTTGAATTCTTTATCAGCAACCAACTCTGATAAAGCGTGTTCAGATTTCCAAACCTTTTCAAGTTCATCATCGTCATCCAACAATGCTGATGGAGATTCAAATTCAGACTTGTCATAGTTTTGGTAACCCTCAACTTTACGAATCTTCAACTTGAAGTTAGCACCTTTCCACAAATCAAATGGATTGATTGCTTGTTCATCAGCAAACTGAGGATTCATTGCTTCGGTAATCTTATCAAAGATTTTCTTACCGAATTTGAACAACATCACTTTACCTTCATTCTCAGGATGTTTTGGATCACTGACAATGTATACGTTAGCAACATAATTCAATTTACGCTTTTGTTTGCGTACAATTTCTTTGTTAGCTTCAATGCCTGAATTCCACAAAGTAGAATTGTGTTCACACACAGGACATTGTTGATTCTTAGTTGTCAAACAGTTGTCAATAAGCCAACCGCCTGGTCCCTGGAATCCATGACCAAAGATTTTAACCCAAGGCAAACCATCTTCACCATCGGCTGGTGATGCGGGTAAGAATCGGATTATTGCGTGGCCGTTCCCTGCTTTGTCAACTTCGGGACGCCAGAATTTCTCTTTGTCGGAGGCACCTTCTGATGAAGCGTTGAGTGCTTCTACGGCTGTTTTGAGTTTGTCCAGATTGCCTGAACTCTTTTTCATTTTTGAAAAATCTACCATTGTATTACCTTTCTAGTATAACGGAGTATGAACGGATTATCCACATTATTCATTATATAACAATATTTAGGCGTTGTCAAAGCCAAACTTTCAACATTGCCAAGGTGGCCGGCACATTATTATGCCAAATTGCTTGACCACCTGCTCTACGCCAATCATCAATAACACTTACAGTATCATCAATAATCAATGCAGTCGGTTCAGCAAACTTATATTTCAGTTGTTTACCTGGAACAAAGTTTTGCTTGAATGTAATACCATGAGTTTTAAGCCATTCTTCTTTCTGTTCTTTAATGGTCTCATGTCGTTTTTCGGATGCTGTAGATGAAAGAATTTCAGTTACGATACCATATTCTTCATACAATTTTTCTAGTGTATGAATTAATGTTATTGAACCTTCCATCATATTCAAGTCGGCAAAGTTTCTGCCTTCAATAAATTTATCAAAGTTTTTGTAGAATGTTTTTGTCTTATCATCACGTTCTGGTAATGAATCAAACAATTTCTTGTATCTATCTTGAAAGTCACAGATTACGCCATCTAAATCTAAATAAATTTTTGTAATTTTCATTGACATAATTCTTTAATACTTTCTTTAAGAATAGTTTTAAACTTCTCTTTATCGTACTGAATGAAAGGTTTATATCTCAAACATTTATCTCTATATGTAGGCCATATAATATCATCTGATATCTTTTTGTTCCACATAGGAAAGAAATTCATAATGTCATCAAGTATCACCAATGTTTCAATACAAATCTTGTGTTGCTTTGCACCAAGTAACAATGCAGGATATCCATTTGATGGTACTTTGATAAGTTCATCTGGATTATCCGCCTGTTCTAAGATACGTATTATATCTTGTTCAAACTCATATGTCAAGCGCTGGTTTCTTTTTTGCCATCCTTTGTAGTTTTCTTCACCTTCGGCATTCGCAATATCACCAACCCAATTTACATCCTTAACCAAAAAATTGGAGACATAAAAGTCCCTTAGGTCTTGTAGGTTGTATTTTCTGGAAAGGCGATAGAAAGTATATTTGTCCTTTCGGTTGGCAAAAGTATCCTTTGAGATATTGGTTTTACCGTTGTAACGGAAAAAATCGTAACTATCAGAAGTAAAATGTAATTTTACACTTTGAAAAAGTTTATAAGCTTCAAAACCAGTTGTTTCAGTCATAATTTATTATAAATAGGTGTAGGTCGCCGAGTTGGAGCTCGCACCCACTCTAACATTGTAAAGGAATGCCAGCATGATTATTTATTCACCAAAAAATCCACCACCAAATTCATATGTTTACAGTTATTTACGTGAAGATGGTACACCATATTATATTGGTAAAGGTCAAAAAAAGAGAGCTTGGTTGAAAACCAAAAGTGAAATTAAACCACCAAAAGATAAATCTAGAATCATAATTATTGAAAGTAATTTAACCGAAGTTGGTTCGTTGGCATTGGAAAGAAGATTGATTCGTTGGTATGGAAGAAAAGACAAAGGTACAGGCATACTTAGAAACAAAACTGATGGTGGTGATGGAATTTCAAATTATAAGCACACCGAAAGTACTTTGAAAAAGATTTCTGGTATTAATAGTGTACATTTTGGTAAAACTCCCTGGAATAAAGATAAAATTGGTTTACGTGGTTATAAGATAAAAAATACAGAAAAAATGCATGGGCCTATAACAGAGGAACACAAAAGAAATATATCTTTAGCTAGAAAGGGTATAATTTTTTCAGAAGAACATAAGAAAAATATTTCTTTAGGTAAAAAAAATAAATCTTGTGTAAAAAACAGAAAAAAAATTATGACGCCTAATGGAGTATTTAACTCAATCACTGAAGCTTCTGAATATTATAAATGCAATAAATCAAATATCTCATATAAATTAAAAACAAGAACCGATTATTATTATCTCAAAGAATAGGTAAACGGCTCGTTTTCTTCATTAAGTTTAAATCTTCGGCTTCTTCTCTAATCTTGGCTTTTAATGCTGGTGATATCAATGAAGATGCCACATCAATTTCCATTCCAGTAGATTCACAATGATGCACAATGGCATCCATATATGAAGTACCAAGTGCATATGACAGTTTACCTACCATATCACTAAATTCACTTATCTCATTTTTTGTCGGCATCTCAAACTTTCGTATAGAACAAATGGTTTCCAATTTTTGTAACGTACTTCAATTTCCATCGTGGATTTACCGAGGTATTATGATAGTACATTGCTTGCGTTCTGTAGATTGTATCATGTAATTTGTTTTCTGTCAAGGCCTTTTTGGCCACAATTAGGCATTCTTCCCATGCATATTTGTTTCTAACTTCGTTAACCTTTTCACCTACCCAGCTAAATTGGTAAGTCTTGTTTGTTTTTTGATAGACCACTTCACAAATGGTCGAGGGGAATTTGGAACTATTTGCACGATTCATGGTAACCTGCGCTACTGCTAGTTTGCCTTCATATGATTCCATTGCAGCTTCATAGTAGAGGTTTTTGGCCATGCAAAGAACTTGCTTGCCAATATCTTGTGCCAATAATTGTTCGTATGAGAATGTTTGTTCTTGTGCCGATATTGGCATAATCATTGTGATAGAAATAACAATAGATGATAAAAACTTCATCTGTACTCCTTGTGTGTATGAGAGGATAAACCCCAACCCTCAGGCGTTCTTTCTGGTCACCTTGACTTCTGGTGCCGTGGAAATGTTAGACACAAAACCATTCAAGGTCGTTGCCTTGCTGATAATGTCTGTTTCTGAGGGAATTGACGGCAAAGGCGGATGTTCAGGTGGTGTTTCACCTTTTGCTTTTGCTGTTTCACATTTGATGTTCCAATCTTGTGTGATTTTGTCACGTTCTGCATTATAAGAATCATATAACATATCTTTAGCCATTTTTAATAACTCAAGACGAATTTCAAAAGGTGTCATGTTTGACATAGTTTTCTCCTGTGTGTGTAAGTGTTAGTGGATTATTTGAATGGGTCCCACCGAACCCATATACTTATTTAGTAGATTAGAAACCTACTTTAACTCCAGCGGTAATAATGTTACCATTGAAAGAGTTAACGCTGCTTTGGCCATATTGACGGTCAATTGATAAACCAGCAGTTACATTTTTTACAACTGGAACAGAAACGCCAGCGCCAACAGTCATGGCATAACCATCAGAACCTGTTTGGTTATTCAAGTATGCTGCACCAACACGAGCACTAACAGAAACAAAACTTGTTTTAAAAACATCATATGATGCAGTGATGCCAAATTTGTTTTGGTCATTGTCGCCTTTTGTGAAACGAGTGAAACCTGCTTCTAATCCTACTGGACCAAATTTATCACCAGCCACAAGGCTGTAACCTGTACGGTCAGTAGCTTTGTCTTGTACTGCATTTACACCAACTTCAACAGCAGATGCAGAAATAGCCAAAACGGCCAATGTCGAAAAAATAACTTTTTTCATAATAACTCCTTATAATTAATAAAATGGTAATTTGATTCTGTTACGAGGACAAACTACCAAAAACCCTAGCAACCTTTAATTAGGCAGCAATGCGGTAACTTTCGTCATTTGCATTTATTTTGATTTAGTTTTAACATCTTCTCTGATGGGTAGCCAATTAGTTTACTGGTTTGTCAATCGAAACTGGTTCATCCCCATCAGAAACATACTGCACTAGCCAGTTGAATACAGCCGACCAATCTTCCTTATCAGTGAAGCGCAATATATTTCTGGTGGAGATGGCCGGTACTGCCCCGGCGTCTTGCCAACTTTTCAAAAAATCAGTTTACTACCATTTTAGATTCACATTATACATTAAAATATTTATCTTGGCAAGACTTATTTAAAATTTACCAAAATCAATAGGAACCCATGTAGTATCACCGGTTTCATGTTCAACTACTTCACAAACTGTATACTTGTCAGACCACTGAGTTACGTATTCTTCAACTGCTTTGTCTATTTGCTCTTGAGTTGCTGGTTCCTTAGTATCTTCTCTATAATAAACTAAAAATCCTTCAATTGAATGATACTTATATCCATAAATTCTGTCTTTATATTCAAAATTTTCCAACAGTAATTTTTTATCTTCTGGTAAATCTGAAAAACTAATTCCACCTTCAATACTTAAATCTGGTGACATATTACCTTGCATATCATACTTAGCCCAAGCATAAAAATTTGGACTGTCATAAGGAACAATATTCATGTCTTTATCTAAGGTACGATAATATTCAATTGGTTCATTTGTTTGTAAGTCATTGCTTGTCATAGTATATTCAGTTGTAGACGACCAAGGTCCACTTTGGTATTGTTCTGTAACCACACCATCAGTTATTTTTACTTCCCATGATATACCATTATTTGCGTTAAGACAAATATAAAATGAAAATAGTTTAGACTGTGTATCAAGTTTATATCCCGAGTACATATACAGTGGTTCAGAATCATAATCGGAACCATGTTGTCTTTTTATAAATTCTCTTGCAATTCTTTTTTCTTCAACAATATATGATTTATCGTTACCAATATTTTTCATATTTTCGACATAATCTACAGCAGATTGTCTTATTAAAATATTTCTTTGTTGAATGGTTTCTTCTTTGCCTTCAACATAAGAATGTGTACCAGTTATAGGATTAAAGATTGCATATTTCATGATATTGATCCGTAAATTCTTGATGTATCACCGCTTACAATAGTGGCTGTATAACCATTCACATTAATAGCTATACCACCAGCACCGCCATTACCACCGTTAAAATTACCGCGGCCGCCGGTACCGCCAGAAGCACCCCAACCACCGCCGCCGCCGCCGAAACCATTACCACCTCCAGCAGTTGAACCATTAGTTCCTGTAGCAGTGCTTCCAGGGAAAGTTCTCAGTGTAGTTCCAGGTGCACCATCGCCATAACCTTGAGAACCAGATATACCGTTATTTCTTCCACCACCGCCGCCGCCGCCACCACCACCACCGCCACCACCAATATAAGCAGAACCGTTTGTGTTATTAATTGTAGTATTGAATCCTAATTGTAAAGCAATACCACCATTGCCGCCAGGTCCACCAAAATCATTTATACCACCACCGTAACCACCTGCACCACCTTGACCTGTAATAAAACCATTATTTACAAGTGTAACAGTATCACCTGCCGTACCACCAACCAATGTGAGACCTGGTGTTCCCGAACTTGTTGAATAAACATATACACCACTGTTTATGGTGATTGTAATATCACTTCGGCCTGCAACGTATCCAGAAAGTGTAGTTACATTCAAGGAAGCATTAGTTGTATTGGTACCAAATGTATATGATGGAAATTGTCTCCATGATTTACCATGGCCTGTGTTCATATCAATCGCACCGCTGGCTTGACCAAATACAGCACGAACATTAGTATCATTCAAACTGATTTGTGCAGTAGCACTGTATCCTATTTCAGTGTTAATGTCACTAAACGATATTGCACCTGATGCTGGTAATGCCATTTATTTTTGCTCTTTATAAAATTGAATTGCTTTTACTAGACCATCTATGTGGTCTTCCGTTTTTTCAATAAACAAGCCAGGTGGTTCATTATCAATCGCCATAATAGTCACCAGCTGATTGATAGGTTGACCAACCAATTCTTCATACATCAACGAATATGCTGTTTCCTGCCAAAAATAATCTAAAATATCATCACGTTGCTTAATTCGTTTAGAGGTCTTAAAGTCAATGACTGAAAGAATACCATCAAACTCACCAATACAGTCAACACGACCTGCAAGACCTAATTGTTCGGACCATAGTGCCTGTTCCTGATAATGTATATTGTCAATTCTGTCAAGTAATGGTACCAAAGCAATAAACATCTCTTTGGCGTCCGGCATAATGTCACCTAACTTATCGTTATTTAGGTATCTTTCGCACAGAGTATGCACATTAGTACCACGGGAACTTGCCTGTTTAGAGATTTTGTTTGCTGCTTCTTCACCCACACGTTTACGCCAAGCCATAATAGATGCCTTTTTTTGAGCACCAATGACTGTCGTTACAGATGGGAGTTTATTACCTGCTGGTGTTACATAGTAACGTTTGCCATCAGGAAATGTTTGTGAAGTTAAGTCTGGTAATACTTTAGGTGGACAATATGTGAACATAATATACTCATAGTTAAAATTTTATTTAGATTACAAAGTTTGTGATCCTGTGGTTGTTGATTGAGTTATTACTACTGGTTCTGGTTGTGGTGGTTCAACAAATTGACCATCAATATAAGACCAACCAATACTTAACCAACCCCATTCACCGTGAATCTGTGGTGCCTCGATATTTTCATATTCATCTGGTACTATTAATGGTGAAACACCATCCCACATAATCATGTTTTCAATTAAATGAGTTGATTTGTTTACCCATGCGTAAGCCTTAACCATATTACTCTCCATTAATATTCAATTTTAACAACGCCTGCGGCACCAGAACCGCCTGTGACGCCGACACTGCCGCCTTGAGCACCGCCGCTGCCGCCGCCGCCATATGACCTGCCAGCAGAGCCATTAGTATTATTGACCACGGCGGCACCTCCACCTCCAAGATGACTTGATCCACCACCACCACTAACCGCAACACCAAAATCACCAAAGCATAAACATGTACCACCGGCCTGACCTCCAATATTTAAATCTCCATTTGTGCCCACTCCACCAGAACTAGCTCCGCCGGCCGCAATTGTGCCGAAAGTTGATCCAGCAGTACCGCCATTGCTTCCTGCTGTAGCTGTTATGGTGGCCGCAATGGATTGAGATCCTGATGCAACAGATGATGAGGCACCGGCCGCACCAACAGTAATGTTTAGTGTACTACCAACAGTAAGACCAGATAGAGTTTTTATTGCGGTGCCTCCGCCACCACCACCAGTGCCAGCTTCAGGATAAGGGTTGCCTCCGTTTGATCCAGCGCCATTTCCACCACCACCAACAACAGTAACTCTAATTTTAGTCGCTGGAATTGAGTATGAGGAATTAGTAGATGTTAACACAACCATATTGGAAAATCCACCAGTGCCTGTGCCCGTAAATGCTGTATTTTGTGTGGTACCGTCACCGAACAATATACCTGAAACTGAAGTTGTTGTTGACATTTTTTTTCCTAAAAGACTTTATACGGTATTTAGTCAAATCCCTAACTTATCACAGGCCACAATAAATGATTTTACCAAACTGCTACGAACAATATCATCTGGTGTAAATGTAATCTCACTGAATTCATCCATGTGTCTTGCCACATTTAGAAATTCTTTCAATCCTGATACATCATTCTTAGATTTAATCAGGTCATTTTGTTTCAGGTCACCAATAAAGATAATCTTTGAACGATGACCAACACGGGAGATAACCGAACTCAATTCATGGAATGTCATGGACTGTGATTCGTCTACAAGAATAATAGCATCATCAATAGAAATACCACGTATGGCAGTAGTAGAAATAAATCTGGCATAGCCTTGTTCCTTTAGTCTATCCCAAGCATCAGAACGACCAAAGAGAGTCTCCGAGATTTCCTTGTAAGGTGTCTCGTATATCTCCATCTTTTCATCCAACGAACCAGGGACGAAACCTTGGTCTCTTACCTGAACTGCTGAACGAACTACCACAATTTGCTTGAATGGGTTTGTCCTATCTAGGACTTCTTCCAATCCACGATACATTGCCAAGAATGTTTTACCTACGCCTGGAGAACCAAATAGGCCAATGAAATAGTCTCCACGCTTATATGCATCAAAAAACTTCTGTTGATTTTCTGTTAGTGCATCAAATGTCTTTAAGTGATCCAGTTTTATTTTTAATGAATTTGAAACTGATGGTTGTCGATATTCTTCGTTTTCGTTATTTTCAACTCTTTGACGAGATGTTGTTTTTTTGGTTACCATCAAGACCCCTGTTAGTTTATGCCTGCAAAAGAACTGCTTCCTTTTTAGTTTTCTTTTGCTCTTGTTTTTTATCAAACATCCGTTTTTTGGGAGTTGGTTTCACGGTGGCTTTTTTGTCATGGTCACCTTTCTTTGGAAGAAATAATACAGGGATTTGTTTTACCACTCTCGGATCCGCTTTGTTTTGTGGCCACTCATAGTATTTCCTGGAATAGTTTCTTGCATCCTTTGTATCACACCTGTTTCAAAGGCTGCATGAGGTTGTGCAAGACCAGGAACACTCATCCGCTGGCCATCACCGAGACCTGGAATGCCATTAGATGCAAAATATCTTTGTAAGTGGGGATTGTTTTCTTTGAACTCATCATACTCAGCTAGGCGCATCGTATGTTCTTCAATTTCATTTGTATCTAAATTCAGAAATGTATAAATCATGCGGTTTGAAACCAATTTGGAACTGGTCGTGAGTTAATCTTTCCTTGCCATGAAGCAAGGTGCTGTTTATTATTTATATAGTAATTGTGATATGATGCCATAGAATCGCCTGCCACTTTTACTTCATCAGGCATTGCAGGTGTAGGACCTGTAAAATCACCTTTAGGTATGTTATCAGGAATTCTTGCAAGGTCAGGCACCAATCTAGCACAGGCATGGGTTTTACCATAACGATATGTGAATTCTTCAAGCAGTTCACACCACAAATTGTAGAGCCACACATAGTTTTTATCTGACTGTCGAGACCAGATTGCAGATGGATGATTCTGCATAGTTGGTTTCATAAGACGAGTTTCACGACTATCAGGTAGTCGCCATGCTTTGATTGACCGATTGTTTGCTGTTAATCTACGGTATTCTTCGCCGTCAAGTACACGGTGAGATGTACATAACAGCTGAGCATACTCAATAACCATTTTGCAAACGTGTTTATCAACGTGCATTTCAGCACAGATTTTTGGATCGTTATTAAGATAAAAGATGTTGATTTTTTTTCTCCTCAAAGATACAATTATGTATAAATAATAACATACATTGCAATAAAAGTCAAGCACAAAATGGTAAACAATTTATATTTAACTAGATACAAAAAATTAATAAATCATTATAAAAATACAACAGTTGATGGATTTTATGAAAGACACCATATTATTCCAAAATGTTTGAATGGCACAGATGAAAAAAATAATCTAGTAATGTTACCAACTAGAGTACATTTTATTGCTCATGCTCTATTACACAAAGCATATCCCAAAGAACTAAAATTAGCTCAAGCATTTGGTATGATGGTTGCATCAAACAAATATCATAAAGGAAGAAAATATCATTCTCGCCTATATGAAATGTCCAAATTGGCCAGATCCAACGCCATGAAAGGTGTTCCTAGGCCTGAATGGGTAAAAGAAAAATTAAGAGTGCCAAAATTAAACAAAGAAAATTATAAAAAACCAAAGTCAAAAGAACATTCAAAAAACATATCAAAAAGTTTAACTGGTAAAAAGAAAACTCAAGAACACATCAACAATTTAATTCAATCACAACGAGCATTTCAAAAAAGCAGAACACAAGAAATGTTAAAAAAGAAAAAATTATATCGTGAATTATTTGTTAAATCAAATATGGCCAGAAAAGAATTTGCAGAATCTCAAAATATACCTATAGGCACTATGAAAAGATATTTGCAAGGACTTTAATTTCCACTTATTTTAACTTCTCAGACAACAATTTACTCATGTGTTTAAATACCGAATAAAACCCACAGTGTCAATGCAGGTAAGCAACATATAATTAGCAACCATGCCAAAACTTCTCCGAGTATAAGCAGCCCAGCTGTATATAGCGCAGCCGCTGATCCATACGGGATAGAGAATATGGAAAGGAACATTTGGTACAGAGATGGCAAAAATGATAGCACAAAAAATAGAAGCAGCCCAAGCAAAAACTTCAAAGACAAAACGAATTTTGTTACTCTTCCAATCATTTTTTATCCATTCAAAAATACCATAAACAATATCATTCATTGTGCGGTATCACATCCAATCTGCCATCAATAATATAACCACAACCACGCAGGAACATGGCAAATTCATCTAGAACATTATCAATATGTTCTGCTTCAAATTCCATATTGATTTTTGTTCCTGTGTGTCTGTCGGTCATTGACAAGTAATTGTAGTGTTGGCCTGTCAATTCAAATTTCATTTTTATCCACCAAATTTAGGAATTTCTAAGTCACCATTCTTTTTGGTTTTATGCACAGGTGTTTCTGCTTTAGGAAAACGTTTTGCGATATCATCAGCTGATACTGTTTGCATAACAAATTGCATAAATTCATTATATTCGTTTGTTACACGGAATGAAGTTTTAGAATTCATACCTGATGAGTGTAACATTGACAATTCACAACCACCATTAAACAATGGTGCAACTTCAACAACATGGTCCAAGTTAATTATAACTGGACAACCTTTTTCAACTGAGTTAACTTCAATAAACATTGCCATTTTCTTCCCCTTATTTTCTATCACAATCAGCCACACGAATTAAATATGTTGTTTGCTCTGTGTGTGGACGTACAAAGAAACATTCGCCTTTAATAGACCATACAAGGTGGTTTTGAATACCATCTTTAAAATCTTTTATTGTATCTGGTGTAGGTTTGGTATAGTAAAGTATTGTTGAAACGACCAAGGCCATAACCAACACATAACCAAGTATATTCCAGAGTTTTTCTTTTAACCAACCTGAGTACCAAGTGTTCATATTTTTCCTAAATTAGATAAGAGATTATACACACCAATGCCAAAAATGGCAACAGCTGCCAACAGGATCAACAGGATTGACAATTTGGTGGATTCCTCACCATAATAGTCAACTTCCAATTTAATCATGTCTCTTTGAGCACACAGCATCTGTGAGGATTCGGTTTCTCCACCCATCATGTGGATGGTTTTCTCGGATTCTTTTAACCTACGCTTGGCTGATATGTAATGAATATAACTTATCATAATCAATCCCAAAGTGAGGTATAGTACTTCCCGAATAGACGGAAACCATTTTGAATTCGTGCTTCAACAACATTCATTCCGTCATAGTCACACTTGTATGTATTATTTGGTCCATCAACCATTTGGTACATTGTGGCCTTGCCATTATCATCCCATGCACAGGCAACAGACTTTACATCAATCTCACCTGTACGGAATGCATCTTGCCACGAATCATCGTTTTTACATTCAAAGGCAAAAATCATTTCATCAAGTGCCCAATCCCAACGCTTGAAATGGTTTTCATCGGTATCATACTCATTTTCTTTTGCTGGTGCAGATGTAGATTTCAATTCTTCTGGTACATCTGCATCATCAACACAAGGTGCACCATGTTTAGTTAATTTCAACTGTTTCAACATAGGCAAAACAATCATACCTAGTGTGGCGTCCATTGACCATGTATCCCATTTGTCAATCTTTACATAATCAATTTTGGGATGTACAAAGTCAAGGAACTTTCTAATGGCACCACAAATAGGTGTCAATCGGTTCACCCACTTTTCATACTTGTGGTTAGGTTCATCTTCATGGTTGTAGAATACATCAGTGTCTTTCTCCCAAAAGCAAACCTTCTCCAAAATTGTATATGGAGAAATCCAATGATAACGATAAGCACTAATATAAACTTTCATCAAATCACCTTTAGTTTTTCTTGAATTGTAAACAACTCTTTCATGTAAGGAGAAATATCACCTAACACACTTCTAGCCAAATCACCTGGCCGTTTTGGCAATACATTTACCTGAAAATCCATATCATTAACTTCTTTGAAAAAATCAACCATCTGCAATACTGAATATCCAGAACCTGTGGCCAAGTTTTGTACTGTACCATCAGATGGCAATTCAATGGCAGATTTAATTGCTTGGCAAACTTCTGATACATGAATGTAATCACGCAATGCGGTACCATCATATGTATCATAGTCATCGCCATATACATTGAACACACCTGTTTCCATACCTGCTTTAATCAGATTGTACATCAGACCATCCATATTTGTTGGATCATAACCAGCAGAACCAATCACATTGTAGAATCTGAATATTGTACAATCTTTATTGTTCAGTCGGCAATACTGACGTACCATATCCTCGGTTACTCGTTTAGACAAAGCATATGGACTGTTAGGATTTTCAGCAGCACCAGTAGAAGCAAAGATAAAATGCTTGTAGTCAACGTGCTCAAGCATTTTCAATGTACCAGCCACATTTGTTTCATAGTAACGCATTGGATTCTTTACAGAATCGCCAACATTTACTAGACCAGCCAAATGCACCACACAATCAAATTCACCCTCAACCATCTTATTCTCTAAGATATTTTGTAGGATGAATTTGTCTGCTGATTGTGGTTTGAATTGGCAGTCCAAACCTACAGTATAACAATCAGGCAATACATCAAGTAAATGTCTGCCAATATAACCAGAACTACCCGTTATTAGAATCTTTTTCATCTTCGTATGTGATTGTGTTAATCAATTTAAGTTTTTCTTCATCAGACCATGACTTCAAATAATCATTATCTTGATTAAATAAATTCATATAGTCTGTTGCAGATAATTCCCTTGTTGATAGAATTACCTCATCAATGTGCTTCTGTGAGAATTCATGAAACTCATGGTTACCTGCTTCACAAGTCACTTCATCCATGGCATGACTTTCATCACGAGCCTCTACGACATAACGCAAACGAAACATTGATACTGTTTCAACCAAATACAATTTCTTTTCCATATCAAACCTCCACAAATTTCAATTTCCAACCTTTATGTTGTTTTCTTTTACCACGTAAAACTGCATAAAGATGACTTCTGTTCAAATTATTATCAATACAGAATTGTTTTAGATTATGTACCATAATTATTTTACCATTATACTCTAGTCTATGTTCCTTGGCAAGTGTATTTGAAATTTTCCTTTTTGTTTCCTGAGGAATTGATTTACCATACCAAAATCCTTTTTCACCTTTTTGCTCTTTGGATTTCTTTTTTCTATATTCTTCTGAAGGAATCCATCCTAATGTACCATCACCACCAAGTGTTTCATTATATCCATTCAAATATGAATTATATTCATTGATAAAATATGATTCCATTACATTCAGACAATGTTTTCCATCTTTCGACTGATATATAACTTCCCATTCAAAATTTTCCCATCCATATTTGTTGAATGCTAAATAAATTTTACTTTTTCTTGATTTCAAATAATGTTTGTGTTGGTTTTTTCTTCTTGGCCACTGTGAATCAAATCCAATGTAGTTTTTACCATTGATTTTGTTTGTTATCTTATATATTGAATAAATAGGCATTGCTGATACTCCCTTAAAGTATTAGAGTGGATGCGGGCTCTCACACCGGCGATCCACACCTATTTATACATCAACATACTGTAACTTGAATTTGTCGGCTATATCTTCATATGCATCATATCCTCTTGGATTACACACGATGCGAGTTGAACCAATCATATAATCAAAATTATTGTGGCAATGGCCATGAGTCCACAATTTGATTTGTGGATGATCCATGATGAATTCATCTAATGCAGTACTGTAACCACCATTCATAATCACTTCATCCACATAACGTGGATGTGTTGACGATTTACTTGGTGCATGGTGACCAACAACAACGAATTTCTGGTCAAACTTACCTTCAATCATCAATCGTATATATTCAATCATTTTTCTGTGGTCTTCCACAGCATCTTCTGGTGAGAATTTAGCGGTGCGAGTTGCAAACTTACCTTCATGGTCTCTGAAATTCACTACACGATTACCATTCTCGACACAACGAAAATCATTCATCATACCAGTCATAGCATTCAATGTGATTGGATCTTCTTTGTTCATGTCAGTCCACAATGTACCACCAATGAATGTTACATCACCGATTGCAATCATCTGTTTATCTAATATGTATAGATTATCCAAATAACCAAGCTTATCACGTAGATGTGCAATAGTATCCCTAAAATCACCGTGATAATGTTCATGGTTTCCAACGATGTAGATAACATAAGGGAATCTAAGACCGCACTCTTGAAAGAATTCATGCGCTCCAGCACTACGGTCAAACCTGTCGAAAATACCATGTTCATCCCTATTCATCAAATCTTTAGCAACACAAATATCTCCACCAAGAATAAGCACATCAGCGCCTTCGGTGTTTTCAAGGCTGATAGGAGCAAATTCAAGGTGAATATCTGAACAAACTGCAATCTTCATTTTTTTCTTTCTACGTAAATACCTTTGTATGGTTTACACACTGTTTGATTTTCAAACAATCTAACGGTTTGGCAATCCAGTCCAGTATTGTAACTTAACATATGGTCTGTCGGTGTTTTGTCGGTTGCAACATAAACACCAGTACTTATTACAGTTGAAGCAACAGCACAACTATTGAGCAACAATAATAATAGATATCGCATTTACTGAATCGTTTGATTTGGTGTGTCCATTATACTGGATTGTGCCAAAGAAAGCAACCGTTCTGTGTCGGATACACCTTCAAGTTGTCGTGAAAGAGCAACAATCCTGGCCAACACCACGGCTGTTATAACATTAAAATCAATTTCATATTTTAGGCAACTATCCATTAATAGGTCATCTATTTTTTCGGATAATTCTAATAATTTTTCATCAATCATTTTCAATCATTTCATATGTAATATCATAGCCACCCTTGCGGTCTGTCCACCAATCATCTTCGTCCATCCAATCCCAGTCAAAGTAGATATCATTCTCTGTAGCAGATTCAATAAAATCTTCAACTGGCAAATCACCACTTACAATATCATTGTAGATTTCTTGTGCTTCAAGTTCATCAACATCATATACAGCCATTACATCATCAACTGTAATCTCCATGTTGTATCGTTTCTCTACTTGATGCCATTCAGACTTTACGATAGTGACCATGTTTCTTTCCTTTAAATTTAATATCTTCCAACAATTCTCTTTCTTCTTTCACTCTATCATCCCACAATTCATCACATTGTGTTTTGGTGTAGTCAGCTAGATTGATACATCTTTCCATGAATTCACCACGAATATCTCTTTTTTCTGTTAAGTCTACATGAGGCCTAACAGGTTCAGATAAGTCAACGTGAGGTTTAACAGGTTCAGAAGGTTTTACCTGATTGATAACTTCTTCTTTCTTTTGAATCACTACCTCTGGTTTCTTTTCAACCACAGGTACAGATACTGGTTCTTTAACATCACTTTTATGGTTGGCCAAAACTACTACAGCACCTAAGGCCAAACAACCAATGATGATATGTTTCCAATAAAGGAACAAAATTACACCAAAGATAAAAATACCAAGGCCAATCAATACCATCGTTTCAAGGGTATCTTGTGAAAAGCCTAATCTGTTAACAACTTCGGAATACATGACAATACCTTATTTGAATGGATCACAATGTACGTTTACTGGAATCATAACAACACCTTTGGCAGTTTTCTGTGAAAGGTATTCAACTGTAGGTTTCATTTTTGCATTAATGCAATCACGTGAACCTTCAATAACATCAATTCGTTTCATAGCGACAGGACCTGTATAGTTGCCAATCTTGGCATCTTCAACAGCAACAGCAGGCGCTTGAGCAACAGGTTTTTCTGGTGCTTCAATTTCAACAATCTGTGGTTTGCTTGCACAACCAACAACCAAAACTAAGGGTAAGAACCAAAGCTTATTCATCATAATTCTCCTTCACACTCCATGCCATAAACAAAATAACAACAACATCAAAAATCACACCAGAAGTATTATCTATTGTGATATCAGTCAACAAACAACTGAACATGAAACCCATGGTAAACCATGCAATCTCAAAACCATACTCATTCAAAAAATTAACTATTTTTTCCAACATTACGAATCCTATCAATTAACAAATTGGCTTCGGCTGTATCAGTAACATCATCAAGCAATTCATGCTCTTGTGTTAACAATTCAGCCTTTGCCATACGAATCAAACTCAAAGCATAATCAACATCACCGTTGTCTGCTTGGTCTAACCATTCTTCAAACGATTCATCGGTTGTATTAAGAATGAAATGGAGATTATCACGGTCCCAATCGTTCATGCTATTTTACCCAACACAGTATAAATCAATTGATCCAATTCATGTGAAAAGTCTTTGCCATTTCTACGATTTTGGTAAATGGCTTCTACGATTTCTTTTGAACTGGTGTCAGTCATATAACCACGATTTTCCAATTCATCAATCAAATCATCGGTTTCAAAATAAGTAAGGTCAACATCAACCTCAACTTCTGTATAAACTGTGCGGGATACCATATCAAGCCTCAGCAGTTTCTGCTTCTTGGACTTCGGTTACTTCAGCAACAGCAGGTGATGCGGGTACAATTTTACCAACATAACGACCATCAGCATTAAACTCGGTATAATTCAACAACTGATAAGCCTTGACGTTACGGCCTTCTTTGATAACTTTCACAATACCACCATCTTTGCGGATATTGTAAATGTTTGTGGACAAGCGATACAACACCGCTTCTTGGTCTGTACCTTTAAAGACTGAGGCAATCTCATCAGGTGTTACAGGGTTGCCAGACAGGAGAACCTGTGTGATTTTTTCATGGCGGTTAATCTTACCTTTACGAACTGTATTCATAATATATTTCCTTCAAAAAAAGTTTACCAGATTCAATTATACATCAAATACCGTCTGGTGGCAATACCTGATGTTTTTTTACACATTTATCATTATGATATCTACCAATATTACCTGGATTGGTTTCAAAACCACAATGAACACATTTTATTCTTTTGGATTTCATGGATTCGGAAATTAATTTCTTTTTTTCTAAACTCATTGGCTTGGACCATTTATATCCACCTAAACCAGTTTTACCTTTATTCCAAGGTTCTTTTCCTGTTTTATCAAATGCCTTTAACCAATTTTCCCTAGATTCACCTTGAATATCTGGTCGTCCAGATTTACTTCCACCAGAACCACCTTTGTGTGAATTATATTTCGGTTTAAGTTCTTCAATCCAATATATTTCTCTTTCATCCAACAACTCCTTAGAATCCACAGTTTCAATCAATTCAATTTCAAAATTAACATATCCATGATATCTCATGGCATTGTGCAAATGATAATTTGAACCGTGATTGGCTGTATTTCTATGATTTCTCATTCTTTTCAACAAATCTTTTGTTGTTTGGCCGATATAAAAATCACCATTGATTTTGTTAGTTATCTTGTAAATGTGCATTTAATTCTCCAGTAACACAATTATTTATGCGTTACTGGAGTTTCACATCAAAATGGGATTTCTTCATCAAGATTTGGAGAAACTATAACAGTATCAGGATTCACTGTAACATCCACTTTTGAATAAAGATCCATAAATGCTGTTTTTGTTTCATTATCAAATCTAGAAACACACAACTGAATAGCCTTCATTTTGTCACCAAAAATTTTATATGCTTTCGCAATATGTACCAGTCGCCGTGTAGAAATAACTTCGTCAACAGCACCTTGTTCAAAGGATTGCCGAACAATATCAGCCCATTGTACCAGTTTATCAACAAAATCTTTATCATCAATTAATGATGAAATAATTTTTTTCTCTACTTTTTGGTCTGGAAATTCCTGTTCAACAGTAATCGGGAAACGTTCCAAGAAAGCAGAATCTAAAATTTGTGCTAGGTATCTTCCTTCTTCGCTGCCTTGGCCTTTGGTGTTTGCAGTAGCAATCACGTTGAAGCCAGATTTTGGATAAACCATCTCACCGTTTTTCTTGTTGTAGTATGGTTTGCCCTCTAAGATACCTTGCAAACACATTAACTTATTAGAACCACGGTCTACCTCGTCAATCAATAGAACAGCACCACGCTTCATTGCAGTAATAACAGGACCATCACGATTAACCACATTGCCGTTAACGAGAGTAGGACCACCAAGTAAATCACTTTCGTCAGTTTCGATTGAGATATTGACACGGATACATTCACGTTGGAGTGTGGCACAAACTTGCTCAACCATGAGTGTCTTGCCATTTCCTGATAGGCCAGTGATGAAAACAGGATAAAATTGACCAGACTTAACAATATTGTTAAGGTCTTTGTAAAAACCAAAAGGGACATAATCTTTATACTTTTCGGGAATTGAAACGTCAGATTCATCAACCAGTTTTGGTTGTTTGAATTCAAGTACTTGTGCAGCGAGAGCCACTTCAAATTCAGGTTCTTTGATTTGAGGTTTTGTGCCAATGTCAGGTAGTTGATACTGACCACGTTCAGCACGAAATTCAGACTTGGTTACAAACCAATAGGGGAATGTGATGCTGTTTTCTTCCACGACACGTTGAAT